TTATTTTTATCAATAGGTTTATTAATCATTTTACCACTTCTATCTTCTTGCCATTTATAGTTTCTAAATTCCTGTATAGCATTATGGCTATCTTTTAAGATATGTATTTTAAAACGCTTCAATAAATCTATTCCTGCATTTACACTATCAGCACCTTTTAAACTTGGTCTGACATTCCAACCCATTCTGCGTAGTTCCTCAATCAATCTAGGCTCGGCACTATCAAAGTAAATTGTTTGTCTTTCTATTCCCACTTCTTTCCATTTCTTATGGATATCTATTGTAGTCATTTGAGTTTGATACAAATGTTCTTTAACGTAAAGGTCATAGTCTTTTCTAAATACAGAAACTAAACTTGTCGGGTCATTGGTGTATCCTGCATCTGCGCCAAAGCTAATAAATTCTGCATCTTCAGGAATTTTATTTACCTCAACATAACTAAATATAGTTGATTTACTGATTCCCTTTATACCAAGTCCGTAGATTTGCCAATATTGTTCATCAGTATATTTTAGTCTTTCAATCTCCTCCTTAATGCTATCACTAAGGAAACTATTATCCAAATAAGTAGTAATGTTAAAATCGGCATCTTGTCTAGGTATTACCTTGTCATAAATCCAATGGTATTCATCTGATGGATTAAAGTCAAGAATTATTTTTTCATCTGTCCTAAATATTAATTGTTGCCAATCCTCATAGTCTAACTCATTGGCTTCATTTATAAATAGTAAGTTTCTTTTTCTACCTCTAACTTTCTGTGGTTGGTCTAAAGAAATAAATTCTACTAGATTACCATTAATCTTGTATTCGTGATTTGATTTATTATGGTTAGCTTCAAAGTAGCAATTATGTATTTTTAATATATCTAAAAAATCCCTCATTACAGATGCCCTTACTGATGGGAATGTTTTTCTACATATTGTTATTGTCTTTCCTGTATTCTTTAATGAATAATGAAATATAATATAAAGCAAGATATTGTATGTCTTGCCTGACCTTGTTCCACCCTGCTCTATTGATATCTTTTTATCTGTTTCTAATAGATGCTCAAAAACTACATTAGTCTTTATCTTCACTATTCTTAATTATTTCAATCTGAAAATTAGTTGGCATTCCATCTGCTCCTGTTATTTCTTGTCTTTCTACATAACCCCTTTTCTTTCCTTTTGTCTTTAAATAGAATATAGTTGCTGCAGTTGAATCTGCTGCTATCTGTTTATGTAATTGACTTTCTGCAAAGTCTAAAGCTACGTTCTCTATTTCCTGTACTGCTATTGCAAACATTTCATCTTCCTTTAGCCATTTATAATATGTACTTCTAGGTATGTCTGCTTTCTTACAAGCAACAGTAACAACACCTAAACTTTGTTCTAGTGCTGCTAATAGTGATTCCTTTTTTATATGTCTACTTTCGTTCATTATTTATATTTATTTCATTTCAAATGATGCTGTGATTCTATTGTGTGATGTTTTCATATTTCCAACTGTAGTTCCTTTTGATTGAGACTTAGTTCTAGAAAATCGTGTTGTTATCCATTTATTTGATTTATTTAAAGTATAAATTAAACTAGGTGCTGATGTAACTATATTATATCTAAAATTTTCTTTTTTATATATTTTACCAATTTCATTTAAAAATTTGATACCAAAACCTGCACCTTGATAATCAGGTAATATAACCAATCTATGAACTTTTTTCATATTTTTTACTTTTGGATGTGGAAAATGTAATACACTTAAAAATCCTGCTATTTCATCATTTATAGTTGCTATAAAAACTTTAGCTGCATTATTGTGAGTATGACTTAAATAATGGTATTTAGAAAACATTTTCCAAATTTGTTTATCTGATGCTTCGTAGATTTTAAAATCAATTTTTGGTCTATTTTTTTTTTGCCCTTCAAATGATTGAAAGGTCATAGTATCTGTATTAAAAACCCAATCAGGCAATAACCAATCTTCAACATCATAATGACAACCAACTGCTATAAATTTTTTATCACTTTTTCTTATTGATTTTTGAATTGAAAAACTTCCTATTTTTGCTACATTTCTATCTACAACACTTGTAAATTCATCAAAAACAATCATTTCATTTTTTTCTAATATAGCCCTAGCTAAATCACATCTCATTTTTTCTCCATTAGATAATACTGAATAAGGTTTTAACCAACTAGGTGGACTAGAAAAACCAACAGAATTAAAAGCATTTGTTATATCTGATACAGAACAATGACTTGGCATATCATCTAAAATTGATTTATTTGTGTATTCAAATTTTGTAATATAATAATCTTCAAATAATTGTTTTGCTATTGTTGTTTTCCCACTACCACTTTTTCCTACAATTAAACCTATTTTCCAATCATTAGATAAATCTATTTCTCCCTTGAAATGTTCTGTTGATTCATTAGATTGTAAATCAAATTTACCTATAACAGAAGAAACTCTAAATGTTAAATCTGTTTTGTTTGTTTTTATAATGTCAAAATTCGGCATATATATCCTTTTTCTATTAATTCATTATACAATTTTTCTTGTTCTTCTTCATTTTCTATTTCTACTTCTATTCTAAAAGAACTTTCTATAGTATCTGATATATCTTTTAATTCTTTTTCTTCTTCTTCAAAAGGAAAACCATCTAATCCCCATTCTTCTAATTCTTTTACATTCCAATCATTTGCTAAAACATCCCAATCCCATTCACCAAAGCCAACATTGTCTTTAATGATAAATTCCTGTGCCTTTTTTTCATCCAAATCATCTGCCTGTATAATATAGACTTCTTTTAATCCTATTTCCTTACAAGCCTTGTAACGCATATTACCACCTAGTATAATATTATCCTTATCAACTACTATTGGTCTAAGTGATAACATCTCAGGAAACTCCTTTACACTATTAACAAGTTTCTGAAATTTATGCTTGTTGATGAATCTAGGGTTAGCATCATTTTCTTTTATAGATGATATACTTACCTTTTGTATTTTAGCTTTAATCATTGTATTAAATTTTCTCTAAGGTACAAAAAAATTATTTTCTGTATATTTTTGTAATTACTAATTGAAATATTCCAAAGTAAACAACAATGTCTTCTTCGTATATTTGTTCATCTTCAAAAGGGTAATGCCTGACACCAAACAAAACCCCTTTAAAAACTCCTGCTTTAATTTCATAACGTAATAATTCCATAGTAAATGTTTCTATTATAACGTAATAAAATACAAATCTGTTATTCCCAATCTTCAGGAAATAGAATTTTACCTATTTGTTTTCCTAATCGTGCTACTATTAATGCAATCATAATCCAACCTAATGCTTCAATCATAATTTATTTATTTTAGTTATTACCAATGCATACCATCCATAGATGTACTGCTTTCTATTATTTTACATTCATCTTTATTTTTCCAATCCCAACTTTGTTTCCAAAGACTTACCTTTTCAATTATTTCATTTAGTTTATCTTTTGGTATGTCGTGCAATACATTCATAATTGGGTCGTTCTTTACTTTGTTTCTTAAATCTAAATACTTTCTTTCAAAGTTATCACATTTGCCCTGCAAGTAATGTATCTTATCTATCTCATCATAATTTAATTCACTTTTAAAATTAAAGGTATCTTCTATTTCTTGTAAAGATGAATTATACATTTTGTATGTTTCATAATTCTTAACTAAATGAATTACAGTTGCGTGATTCATAGTCTTACCCATTGATTCAAAGTAGTATGCAATATTAGTCCACCTCATCCCTAGCTTTTCCCTAAGGATATAACAAACCAATGCCCTTAATTCTACATAGTTTCTTTGCCTAGTGTTTAAAAATATATCCACCCCTGTCATTTCAACTACACCCTCTGCTACTTTTTTATAATTTCTATCCATTTTTATTTCTTAAAATTTGTATTTCTCGTTCTAAATAATCTTTTGCTTTTAATAAGTCTCCTAGTTCGTCTTTTTTCTTTCCTGCTCTAACAATATACTTCAAGATGTTACCCCTGTTAAAGTTAAGTGAGTAATCGTTACACACATCTATAATGTCGTAATCTTTTCCGTTATCGTAATGTACTTGTGTTGCTTTCATTCAGTTAATAGTTTTAAAAGGTTATAGCATTCAGTATATTTCTGTCTTGCCTTTCCTTTGTATTCTTGTTTAAATAATTCGTAAAGTTTTCTAGTATATTGGTATTTAGTTTGACAATCTGAATAATACTTTTCAGCAAACCTTTTTCCTTTTCCTTTAAAGTAATTTACATTGTCTGCAGTATCTCCCATAATCATCTGCTCATAAAAATTAAACATAGCTTCATCTTCTGTGATATCAAGAACTTCCTTGTGCTTGTAATGGTAATTGTAAATCAAAGCAGGAAACTGCTTGTAATCTTTGTCTATTGATACAATCATAACTTCATTTCTTCCTAGTTCTTCTGATAACTTTTTCCAATACCTAGCAACCATATCATCAGTTTCAACACCATAACCCACGATACTATCATATTGTTGTTTTACAAATTCGTGCATATCATTTAATAATGGTGGCAATTCTGTTTTTTTTCTATTGGCTTTGTACTTCTTAGTTATTAGCTTTCTAAAGTTACCTCTAGACCCACTAAATGTAATTACCTTGTCAATATTATAAAGTTCTTCTAAGTGGTTTACAATAGCCATATACTGCTCATCAAACTTATTTCTAGCATCAGCTATATCTGTATAATACTTTTCATCCTCAGGATGTTCCCTTTTCTTATAACAACTTGCAAATATTAAACTATCTGCATCTACTAATAATATCATAATATATCCTGTATTGCTCCCTCGATATACATTATTGCATTTTGACAAGTGTTATCTTCTATTTCTCCATTTTCAATATCTTCTAAAGCATTTATGTAAATATACGCTATCTGTCTTTCTAACATAGGAAATTCTGCTATTGACTTCATACAATACCTAGCTAAGTCTCCAATGTTTATAGTTGTTTTTTTCTGCTTCATAATTCTTTTAATTCTTCTTTAATTAAATCTAAATACATTTCCTGCATCTTTTTATTTTCCTTTATAACTTGGTTAATAATAAAAGGCAAGTCTTTAATTAATTGGTCTGTATTATACACCACCCATTTATCATCCCCATATCCTATATGGAATTCTCCGTCTGAGCAATAAAGGTGTTCTGTTTCGTGTATGTATGTAGTTTTACTGTCTGTCATATTGTGATAAATTTATTTGTAAATAATTTCTTAAATCTGAATTTTCTTTTATTCTGAACTTGATAGTAATATCAGTTATATTTTTATCCTTGTCCGTTCGGGATTCGATTGTTCCTTTAACCTTATCCCATAGTGCCTGATTCACTTTCATTTTATTAAAGTTAAATCTAATTCTTTAGCTACATAATTAATATGCTTCTGTGTAGTCATAGACCAATAACCTAATTGGTGTAATTTACTTCCGTCAATTCTTGCTACTATTGTTGAATAACTCCAAACGTTATTTCCTTGAATTGATAAATTTTGCTTGTACTTTGGTAATTTATACATCTGTTCTGTTTTTTAAATTAAACTTAAACAAATATAAACAAATTATTTAATTAACAAAAAAATTTAATAAGTTTTTTTTAAGAAATATTAATATTTATTATACTAGCATCGTTTTCTTCTAGTAAATAAACATCTTTGAGCAGTCTTTTTTTTGTCCACATTGTAGTATCAGGACAATATTTTTTTACAGGTATTGGCATCTGTAGATTATTAAGCCAATATAAAAAGTTACCTTTTGGGTCATTTACAAAATATAATTTGATTACATCTTTACCTAATGACATCAAAGCATCGTACTTGTCTTTCTCAAGCATTTTCTGTTCGTAATACTTATTACGAAACTTCATTTCAATAACGCAGTCTTTTCCCTTTGGTGTTTTACCGGTTGCATCGTATCTAGTGAAACCATCACCACACCATTCTAAATCCCATCCATCTAAGTTAAGCAGGAATACAACTGCCTTTTCCCACTTATTAATCTTTTTTAATCCCATTGTCCCAAATGATATTCAAGTCTTTAATCCATTGAACTATTGTTTTCGGGTTACAAGTACAGGGTTTGTAAAATCTATGCTTGTGGTACTTTGCGTGGAGTTGGCAAACCAATTCAAATTCTTCAGGGGATAAGTGCTGCTTTTTACCCATTCTGAACTTTCTCCAATCACTTCTATCTTCTTTTTCAAATTTTACCATCTTTTAATTTTTATATTATTAAGACTTTCACGTCTTTTATCACAGTTGCATTTTGTTCCTCTGTAAGTATGGTATTTTTCCACAAGGTATTTTATCCCTGTGTATTTAGTTATGTAATAAATTAAATCTCCTAGTTTCATAAGTTTTCTCTTTTTTTATAATATGCCTTTGTATGTCCCATAACCTTATAATCCCATTTACTTAAATCATCATAATCTACAAAATAGAATTCTGCAGTAGTTTTATCTAAAATATAAATAAACCAATATTTATCTATTACATTTTTTCCTTTATGGTGTGCTTCATAGTTTACAAGCAAATGTGCTTTAGGAAAATGGATTGTAGATTTAACATCAATTCTTTTATTCCTAAAAACAAAGTCTGCACTTTTAGTTGGGTATGGTGAAAGTAATTTTTCCATACTAAAGTCAATATTTTTATTTGTCAAATAATCCATTGCTATTAATTCACCTAATAACCCTGCTAAATCAACGTGCTTGTTTTTTTCTCCTCTGTCGTATCTAGGATTCTTTTTTCTTAATTCTGTATTTAATACATTTCTTGCATTACCAATTTCGTCTGCTATTTTCCAAAATGATTTTGGATACCTATAAATCATATTAATTTTTTTAGTTTTGCTTTTACCTTTCTGTATGTGTTATAAAGTGAAAAATATTCTATGAATGAGTTTCTTGAAAAGTCTGCTATGCTTTCACCCTCGTTTATTATTTCAAATACTTTTCTGTCATACCAAAACATTGTATTTAATTCTGCTTTGATTTTATCGTAGGCTTTGTCATAATCAACATCACAATCTAATTTTGAGTAATTAGTATCTTCAATATTAATCATTGTAATATTTTTACCTTTTCTTTTTAAATCTATAAACAAAGTTTTTAAGACTTTGTAAATATAGTAGTAGTTAATATCATTATCGTAATAAATGATGTCTAAGCCATTTTCTATCTTAGGTAGTACTTTTATATACATTTCCTGTACAATGTCCTCAGCTATTGTTTTATCACATCCAAAAGAACTAACAACGTCTATCCACGTCTTATGCTTTTTTGCTAGTAATAATATAACTTCTTTGTTTGACATTATTTCAATGGGTCGTATAGGTTTTCTACTATTTGTGGCAATTCAAAATCTGTTACTGTAAAACTAAATGTTTCAAAGATATAACCCCTTGAACGACCACTCTTTACTGTAACCCAATCTTTGTTTACTGTATTGGCTTCTAATTGTATTACTGTTTCTGCTTTCTTTTCTAATTCAGTTCCTAAATGCCCTGTACCTAGTTTACTACTACCAAAGTTTTGATGTATAACGTTTATAATGTGAATATTGTAATCTGCTGACCATTGCATTAATTTTTGAACAATCCACTTACTTTCTAGTAAATTATTTACATCGCTTATTAAGTCAGCAATACCATCTATAATTAATAGAGATGGTGTTTTAATATTTTCTTTTAAATAGTATTCTATAAAATCCACACTTGTTTTATAATCTATTGTCCTCAACCCAAAGGTATGATAATTTTCTGACTTTATATTACTGTCCATTTTATGCACCCTTGAAAACACCTTTTGGCAGTGCCACAAGCCTTGTTCTGTATCTATGTGTATTAACTGCCCATCTTCTCCACGGTGCCCTTTAATAGCGCCTCCAAAATTGTTTTGACCACTTAAATAGCAAGATGCCAATAAAGATATAAAAAATGTTTTTTTTGTTTTAGGTGGTGCAGTTACAACTGATATATTACCGTAAGTGCCTAAAGCTATTGGTACAATAGTGTCTCCATCAACCTTATTTGATTTTAAGACCTTTTCACCATAAGATAATGCTACGGGTGGGTATTCTATTTTTTGTTTTGCATCTACAAAGCAGTCTTGTTCTATAAACTGCATTAACATATTGCGTTCGTTCTGTTTTTCTGTCATTTATATTCTCTTAAAGTTATAACTATTTTATAAATATATAAAAAAAAAGGTATAGATAATAAAACCTATACCCTTTTTATTAAAATTGGTTAGTTTTAGAATGGTAAGTCTGCATCTGCAGTTGCTTCAACTTTAGCTTCTTCTTTTTCTGCTAGAGTAATATTTCCATCAGTCCAAACTACTTTTCCGTTTCCAAGATAAGTTTTTTGAACTTTTGCATCTCGTTCTTCTTTGGTTTGGCTATCCATAAAAGCAACATTGTTTCCATATCTAGTTTCATCCTGAACTGATATAGTAAAGTTATAATAGACTGCTCCGTCTTTACCCATTATAAATTTTTCCTTTGGTAATTTGTCAACTCTAATTGACCCTGTAATAAGTGTACTCATAATTTAATTTATTTAGTTAATTTATTTAATTCTTTTTTAATTTCTATCAAAAAACTTTTTGCTTCAATAACAGATTTTTTATACTCAAAATAATCTAAACTCTTTTCAGGATAATTATTATTTATAATATAAAAATCATTTACTAAATTTTTAGCATAATCTTTTGCATCCATATTATTTAGTTATTAATTTCTTTGAATAATAATTTTCTTCTAATCCAAGCTGACTTTGGTAATCTTTCTTTTTTACATTCTTTTGTAATATACTCAAAATCTTCTTGAGTTACTCTAATAGTTATAATTTTGTTCATACTAAGTCTTTATCTGTATTATTAAATTCTGCGTGTTCTCCACAATCAGAACAAATACCTGCATCCCATAAGTTAGATGCTCCACAACAATCTGATTCCATATTATTTCTTTTTAAAGTCATCTGATTCATCTTCTCCAAATAACCCTAATTCATAAAATCCTGTCAGTTTTAATACTGCCCTGCTTAATGCACGTTTCTCTGCCATTTCTACAACATACCAACTTTGACAATTTCCATCTTTGTAAGTAGTTCCTTTTAAAGCACTACCAAAAGTTTCACAAGTATAAATAGGCTTTAAGTCTAAAAATGCAGTAGCTTTTATTACTGCAAAATTAGGCTCACATTTAATTATTTTATAAGCAACCTTTATTTTTTCTTTAGATTGTATTTTTTCTATACCCGTCCTTGTAATTATAGTAAAGGTTTTTTTGTTATCACCAAATCCAATATCTTTTGTAAAAATATCTTCTGATGTTAATTCATACTTTAAATATAAGGCTTTTAATTTTTCTCTGTTCATTTTATCTATTTTTAAAAATTTCTTTTGATACTTCTATTTGTGCTTCTAAAAATTCTATTTTTTTTAGTAATGCTTGTATTCTAAACTCATATTCATCTATGATTGATTTAGATGTTTCTGTTGAATAATTTATTCCCATCAGTCTAAATTTAATAAAGTTGATTTTGCTATCTCTAATCTTTTGTAAATAGCCATTTGAGTAAATGCATCACCATTTAATACTGCGTGATGTAATTGTTCTTCTAAGGTTTTAATTTCTTTACTTAAAGTTGTCCTTTGTGTTACCATAATTTTAATTTAATTAATATTTCTGTTGAACAAATATAAACAAAAAAGTTAATAAAAAAAAATAAAAGACAAAAAAAAAGGATTAGAAATTAATCTAACCCCTTTTCATAGGTAACAGAACAGAACAATCAAATGTAGTCAATTACATTGAATCTACAAA